TGAAGAAATATCACGCAGTCCTAAAGCTGGATTTTTATCACAATGCATTAATAGAATATCAAAGACTAATGATGAATGGGTCATTGAAATTGGAAGAAGTAAAATTACAGCATTACCACTTGGTGATGGTGAAAAACTCCGTGGTTTTCGTTTCCAAAGAATGATTATTGACGAGCTTCTTTTGATGCCAGAAAAGATTTTGAATGAAGTTATTCTACCATTCCTTTCTGTTGTAGAAAACCCGACTGAAAGACAAAAATTATATGACTTAGAGTCAACATTAATTCAACAAGGTAAAATGTCTGAAGATGATCGTTATCGCTGGCCAAATAATAAAATTATTGGATTATCATCAGCAAGTTATAAATTTGAATATCTTTATAAATTATATCAACAGTATGAATCATTGATTTTAAATAATGCTGAAAAAGATAATGCTCATAGAGTTATTATGCATTTTAGTTATGATTGCGCCCCAGATCAATTATATGATCAGAACTTAATTAACCAAGCAAAAGCTACAATGAGTCAATCTCAATTTGATCGTGAGTTTGGCGCTGTATTTACTGATGATAGTTCTGGTTACTTTAAAGTAAGCAAAATGGCGCTTTGTACCATACCTGATGGAGAAGGTCAAAGCGTTGAGGTTATAGGAGATCCTACAGCACAATATATATTAGCATTTGACCCCTCTTGGTCAGAGAGTGATGGCTCCGACGATTTCTCTATGCAATTAATTAAAATTAATCCAGAAAAAAGAAATGGTACAGTAGTTCATAGCTATGCACTTTCTGGAACAAATTTAAAAAAGCATATAGAATATATTCATTACTTAATTACTCATTTTAATATTGTTTCAATTGTTGGTGACTACAACGGCGGTGTTCAATTTATTAATTCCTGTAATGAAAGTGAAATATTTAAAAAGGCTGGCATTAAATTAGATATGTTTGATGCAGATTTCGATAATCCACAAGAATACGATAAAGCTCTTAGAGATGCAAGAAATCAATACAATATATCTACCAGAAGAATAGTTCACTTAAGAAAACCAAGTTCAGCTTGGATTAGATACGCTAATGAATCACTACAAGCTGCATTTGATCATAAAAGAATATGGTTTGCTGGCGCAGCAATGGATGAGGCTTATAATAAACAAAGGTTAGCTAATATTCCGATTCAAACATTAAAATTTTCTAGACACGATGACGAAAAAGAATCGGGTGCTAGACAAATTGATTTTATTGAGCAGTTGAAAGATAATATTGAACTTATTAAAGTACAATGCGCACTTATTCAAGTGAATACATCAGCTCAAGGAACTCAAAGTTTTGATTTGCCACTGAATTTGAAAAAGCAAAGAGGGGCAGATAAAGCCCGAAAAGACTCGTATTCTACATTAGTTTTAGGAAACTGGATGATGCAGACATATTTTGATATGATTAATCTTCAAGAACAGAATGTTCAAGCCACATTCACACCAATGTTTATTAATTGACTTTTAAAGTTAACTTTTTAACATTTCTGTGTAAAATAGTAAAAGTATGAGCGGCTCAAAAAGACATTATAATAAAAAGTCAGATTATTGGACAAAATTTAATAAAGTACAATCTCCGATAAGTCAACAACAAATAGAAGGTTATGAGCCACAATTATGTGGAGAGCCGTTTTATGTATCTAATGCCACATCAAATACTAAAGAATTAATTTTTAGTAAAGCTTCTTATTCTCGCAGGAGCGGAGAAAGTCCCACTGGATCTAGAAAAAATGTAGCCGCAATGACTTCAACCACAGATAGATTTGGAAGTATTAGAAATGGTTTGCTTCCATATAACTATGCCATGGATGGCGTTAATGTCCGCGAAGCTATTGAACTTTGTCAAAAAGCTTATGCTAATGTCGCTGTCTTTAGAAATGCTATAGATATTATGTCTGAGTTCGCAAACACGGAAATTTATCTTGAAGGTGGTACTCAAAAAAGTAGAGAATTTTTCACAGAATGGTTTAAAAAAATCAAATTATGGAATTTAAGCGATCAATATTTTAGAGAATATTACAGAAGCGGTAATATCTTCTTATATAGAGTTGACGGTAAATTTAAAACAGATGATTTTGCTAAATTAGTTAGTCAGATAGGTATTTTGGGAGATAACAAAATACCACTTAAATATATTTTACTCAATCCATTTGATATCGTTGCTAAAAGAAGTTCTACTTTTGCTACTGGTGCGTATGAAAAGATTTTATCAGAATATGAATTAGCTAGACTTCAAAATCCAGTAACAGAAGAAGATAAAGAAATTTTAGACGCAATGCCATCTTCTGTTAAAAAAGATATCAAAAAAGGTGCATATTACACAGATGGATTAAAAATTGAACTCGATCCAAAAAGATTAACATATTCATTTTATAAGAAACAAGACTATGAACCATTTGCAGTTCCATTTGGATATCCAGTACTTGAAGATATTAATGCTAAAATGGAGCTTAAGAAAATGGATCAAGCGATTACTCGTACTGTAGAAAATGTTATTTTATTAATAACTATGGGTACTGAGCCAGATAAAGGTGGTATTAATGCTCAAAATTTATCTGCAATGCAAAGTTTATTTAAAAATGAAAGTGTTGGAAGAGTATTAGTTTCAGACTATACAACAAAAGCTGAGTTTATTATTCCAGACTTAGGAAAAGTTTTAGGTTCTGAAAAATATAAAGTTTTAAATGAAGATATCAAACAAGGTCTTCAAAACATTGTAATTGGTGAAGAAAAATATAGCGCCACAGAAGTTAAGGCTCAAATATTTATTGATAGATTAAAAGAATCTAGGAACGCATTTTTAAATGATTTCCTACAAGTTGAAATTAATAGAATTGCTAAAGAATTAGGATTTAGATCATGTCCAGTAGCAAAATTCCGCGACATTGATATGAGAGATCAAACTCAACTTATGCGTATTACAACAAGACTTATTGAACTTGGTGTTCTTACTCCACAACAAGGAATGGACATGTTCCATACTGGTCAATTTCCAAAAGCAAAAGAAATTTCACCAGCTCAAAATACATTTAATGAAGAAAGAAAAGAAGGTTATTATAATCCATTAGTTGGTGGTGTTCCTTTAATTTCTCCAGGTGGAGAAGATGGGCAACAAGTTCAAAAAAATACTACTAATAAAGTAGCTGGTAGACCAGAAGGTACAACAGGAATTCCTTTAGTAAAAGGAAACTATTCAGTAAAGGGTATCCAATCAGTAGTAAATAAAATTGAAAAAACTCGCGCTTCAATTTCAAATAATTTAAAGAAAAAGCTGAATATTAAAAAGTTTAATGAACAACAACAAGATATGTTGAATAAATTATGTGAAGCTGTTGTTGTATCAAGCGATATAGAAACTTGGGAGTCAACAGCAAATTCTTGTGTAAATAATTTTGATAATATCGCTTCATTAAATACTATGCCAGATATTTTATCTATATTAGCAGAACATCAATTAGAAGACGATTATTCTGCAGCAATTTTATATCATTCCCAAAAAATAAATGAAAATTAATCCAGAAGACATTAAAGTGCCACTTGAAAAAATAGTGGAAGTTAAAAACGGAGAAGCTCAAGTATCTCTCGCTAAAATGGCAGATAAAAAAGCTGCAGTATACAAATCATTTATGAGCGCTTGTGCGTCAGATGATGAGGCTCTCGTTGATACAACTGATATGGATGACGAATCAACAATGAAAGCTTGTATGATTCAATTTGATAAAATGCAAGCAATGCTTATGGAAGAAAGCGATTCTGGAGAATTAACACCAGCACAAAAAAAACTTCCACCAGCTCTTCAAAAAGCAATTCTCAAAAAAATGGATAAGCCATCAGATCCAGTTTCTCATGAAAATGAAGAAACTGAAGAAGAGGAAAAAATGGAAGAAGGAGAAGAAGATTCTGAAGATTAATTTTTAAATATGAAATATAAGTACACCACAAAATTTGAAGCCTCAGTATATTCTTGCGTAATTGGTGATGAAACATTTATTTCTAAAGCATCTTTAGAGAATTTAAAACCATTAATTCCACAAGATATAGATTTCTCAGAAAACATTGATTTACTTGGAGTTGCTTTTAATGCAGCTGTAGTAAATAAATTTAATAAAAATGATGATGGGATGGACTCAGAAACTGCTGCAAGAGTAGTTAAAAATTTTATTCATAAGCCAACAAACATCGAACATGAAAAAAGCAAAATCGTAGGTCATATTGTATCCGCTGGATTTAGCGAATATGGAAATGATAATAAAATGCTTTCAGTTGAAGATATTAAAGATCGTTTAGATCCATTTAATATTTCCCTTGGTGCAGTTGTTTATAAATATGCTAATAAAGATTTCGCTAAATTAATAGAAAGATCAGTAGATCCTAATGATTCTTTATATCAACATATATCCACAAGTTGGGAAGTTGGTTTTAGTGATTATGTAATTGCTGTTGGCGGTAATGATTTAAAAGATGCGGAGATCATTAAAAACCCAAAACACTTTGAAGAAATGAGAGCTAAACTCAGGGCTTATGGTGGCTCTGGAAAATTAGACGATGGTTCAAAAGTATATAGATTATTAAGAGGAGATATTTATCCTCTTGGTATTGGATTTACAACTACTCCAGCTGCAGATGTTAAAGGTCTTTATTCTTCTCAAGATGAATCTTCGAATGTAGAAATAAAAGATAAAAGAGATAAAAAAACATATTTTCAAATCAAAAAACCAGAATTAACTGAAAAAGTTGAGTCAAAAATTTCACAATATAAAAATATTAATGTAAAAAACAAAAAAGAAACCATTATGGATATTGAACAAGTACTTTCCGAATTGAAGGATCTTCTCATTGAAAAGAAATTTTCTGAAGAAGCTGTTGCTAATATGACCAGCACATTTGCTGACGCTATTAAGCAAAAAGATACAGAATACCGCGAATCTCTTACTAAGGCTGATGAAGAAAAAGAAGCTTTAGCAAAAGAAAGAGAAGAACTCAAAGCTTCCATGGAAGAAATTCGTAAGCAACTTGCTGACGCAAGTGAAAAGCTTACTGAGTTTGAAGCTTCCAAAAAAGCTGATGAAGCACTTGCTCGTTTCAACGCTCGCATGGAATCTGTTGACCAATCATACGATCTTGATGATGAAGATCGTCAACTTTTAGCTCAAGAGTTAAAAGAACTTGGTGAAACAGAAGAAGCGTTTGCTTCATTCCAAAATAAGCTTTCCATTATGTGGAAACACAAAAACAAAGAAGCTAAAGCAGCTATCGAAAAATCAATCCAAGATAAGATTGATGAAGAAGTTTCTAAGAAACTTGCTAAAATGCAAGAATCAAAAGCTTCAGTAGAACCTGAATCACAAGAAGAAGTAATTAAAGAGGCTATCGAAAACTCAGAAGTTTCAGAAGCTGGCATTTCCAGTTCAAATGAAGAGTCTTCACGTCAACCAGCTTCACTCCGTGACAAGTTCGCAGCAGCTTTCAATCGTGATAATATTATCATTTCCTAATAAAAAAACAATCTAACAAAGAAAAAAACATATGGCACTTAGAACATTACCATTCAGACAATACAGTGACAACGATGTTATTAACATGTTCGCTCTTGGCGATACTTATGTTAATGAAAGCGTAACTGGTTCAAGCTTTGGAGATGCTGGAGTTTTCGTAACAGTTGACTCAGCAAATCTTAACCTTGATACAATTACCTATGATAGCACATACAACTCCTATCTTGGTAAAACCGATTACCCATTCGTTGGAGTTAATCAATATCCAAAGGTTAGCCTTACAATCAAGCCAGCCGTTTCAGGTAGCGCTTGCCTTGGCTTAACACTTCGTCAGACCGCAAAGTTCGATGAGAACGGAGAAAAGCTTCTCTACTACCCACAAAAAGCTGAAGAGCTTATGTGTGTACTTCCAGGACAATCCGTACCAGTCGCTACTCGCGGAGTATTCACTTTAACAAGTACAGCTTATGATGGCGCACTCGCAGTTGGCAGTGGCGTAAGACTTTCCACAACAAGTGGTAAGCTCACAGGTTGTGCAGTTACAGACGCATCAAGAGTTGGACTCGTTATCGCTACTGGCTCACGTGTTGCAGCTACAGCAATCGATCAATTCGCAGGTGCTGCTGGATCAACAGGAACCTATGCAATCATTGGTCTTGGATTATAATTTAACCCCTTAATAAAAGAAGAAAAAATATGAAAATTACTTTAAAAAGAACTCCAGAACAAGTTGAGTTAATTAAGGCTATGGCTTCAAAGAACCGTGCGGTTGCAGTTGAAGCTCAGGTTGCACTTGCTGAATTCATCGGACCAGTATTGGCTGAAGTTATCAACAATGCTCCAACCCTTAGTAACTTATTCACAAGTCTTCAGTTTAACGCTGATGACAATCCAAGCATTCCGCTTGATCTCTATTATGACATCACAGCTGAAGATTATATCACCGTTTACAGCCAAAGCGTAGCTGGTGGTCTTCCACAGAACCAAGTTCTCCCAACTGTTTCTGAAATGAAGATCGCTACATATACTCTTGACTCAGCACTCAGCTTTGACAAGCGTTATGCTGCTAAGAGCCGCATGGATGTAGTTAGCAAGACATTTACTCGTATGGCTCAAGAAATCCTTCTTAAGCAAGAGAAGACATCTGCTAACCTTATCCTCAGCGCACTTGCCGCTGCTCAAACAAATGGTAAGCAACACGTACAACGCGCCAATACAAATGGCCGTTTCCTTCTTGCTGACCTTAACGAACTCTTCACCCTTTCCAAGAGAATCAACACCTCATGGCTCAAAGGAACTCCAGAAGCACGTGGTGGACGTGGTATCACTGACCTCATTGTTTCTCCAGAAGTTGTTCAAGAGCTTCGTGCAATGGCTTATAACCCAATCAACACCGTTGGAACAAAGACTGATATCCCAGCTACCGACGAAATGAGAACAGCTGTTTATAACAACGCAGGTATCCCTGAGTTTTATGGAGTTGCTATCATGGAAATCAATGAGCTTGGCCGTGGTCAGCGTTTCAACACAATCTTTGATAACGTTTCTTCACAAAGCTACACAAACGCCGCTGGTGGCAGCTCCGCTGCATTCAATGGCACTAATGAAGAAATCATCATTGGTCTTGATCGTGGACGCGAGTCACTTATCCGTGCAGTTGCCGTTGATTCTGAGAATGGTTCTGAATTCAGCCTCACCGCTGATGACCAGTACAGCATCCGTCAGAACAAGATCGGTTACTTCGGTTCACTTGAAGAAGGACGTATGGTTCTTGACAATCGCGCTCTCGTTGGCAAGATTGTTTCTGGCCTCGCTTAATTCAAGCTATAAATTTAAGAGTCACCCTGAAAGGGGTGACTCTTTTTTTTGTTTAAATTTCAGTTATTATAAGTATAATATAGTATGGCTAGAAAAAAGAAAATTGAAATAACCAATGGTTTAGAACAGGTAAATGATATTGCTGTTGGTTCAACAGAAAAGAAAACTTTAGTACAGGAAATTGATGAAATGAGAGCTTCTGGTAAAGTAGGTACTCCAGAATTCGTTGGTAAAATGAGAGAGCTTGAGGTTTTATTGGGAGTATCAGAGATTAGTCCGTTTGGTACGAATGAACTTGAAGTATTTGAGGCTAATTTAAAAGAAATGTCTTTGTCTGAAATGCAAAAGGTCGCTCAAAAAGTTGGGCTTAATCCATTTCATGATCAAGTGACATTAAAGAATATTTTAATTAAAGAGTTTAAAGCGTCTACAAGAAATAGCCGTAGGAACATTATGCCTACTATGATGGAGAGCTTTAAGATTGATCCAAATAATCCAAAACATAAGGAATTACTTAAAATACTTAATGATATTTAAGTGTAATATAAAGTATGAGTGTAATTGCGGACTTATGTTTAAAAATATTTCAAACAGAATTCGATAGTGATACTGGCATTATGCCACGTTCTCATATCTCAGGTTGGTTAGATGCCAACCTTGGACAATTAAATACATTATTAAATACTTCTTATAGTGGTTCAAATGCTGAACTTGATCTAGAGTCACAAGCTATTTATAAAGAACTCTATCTTGCAAGTTATTATAGAAAACAATCTAGAAACGCATTAAGAGGTTTAGTAGATGCTAATGGTGGCGGAGGTGATATATTAAGCCTCAACGATGGCAACAGCTCAGTTACATTCACTAATAAAAATGAAGTTGCAAAAGTTTATAAAAGTATGGCTGATAATGCGGAAACGCGCTTAAATCAACTTGTAGCGAAATATAATATATATCAAGCGCAACCATTACAATTAGGGGGTATTGAAACTAATTTAGATATTTATTATTGATTTTTTTTATTTAAATTTATATATAAAAAAAGAGGCTGATTTCTCAGCCTCTTTTTATTTATTTGGTTTTTTATGTTAGTTAATATTAACTAAAGATTGTTACACCACTATAACTACCACTCATTTGAATACCGTTTGTATTATCGTTTACACCACCAATTTGAGTAGTGAATGTTAAGTCGGCTGTTTTATTAGCACCGATTGAGCTGGAAAGACCAACTGAATCAAGTTGAGCGCGTTTCATAGTATATCTTACAGCAGGTATGCTTGTACCTGGCTTATTAACAGTAATTGTAATGTCTTGTTTTGGGTTAGCTTCAACAAGATCAACAAGGCTACCATTACTTGTATCGTTTTGGATACCATTGATAGTAAGAGTTGCATTAATTGGGAAGTCTACAGTACGAACATATGCAAACTTTGAACCAAGTCTATCAATTGGAGTACGTCCAAGAGGAAGTGAAAGACTTGCACTTTGTAAGTGAAGATTGCTTAACTCAGTAACACCAGCAGCACCAGTTCCAGTAAAGCTTCCAAATGATACAGTTACATCTCCTGGGCGTAATGCATTGACAATATTAGTACCAGTTTGACTGCTTGGATTACCAAGGATAATTGATGAATTAAGTTTTGTCCCACTTGCTTGGTTAATTGCTGCGTTAGAACCGCTATTTGTTCCAGAAATGGTAAATGCGTTCATATTAGAACCTTCCATTGAAACTGAAACAGTTGGAATATTACCTACTGATAAATCAACCGTATAGTCAGTAAGATAAGCATTACCAATACCAATTACGGATTTACCACTAAGATTAGATTCAGAATTTAAATCTGCACCTTCTGAGGTTGTTACGATGTAAAAATTTTGACCACTTCCATCTTCTAATTGTCCAGATGGGAATTGTCTTTGAGCTTGACCAGATCCAGTTGGAACATAAAAGCCAAGAGCTGCTTCATTAGCTCCATCTGTTAAATAATATGAAAAGTCAAGGGAAACTGTTGGTGATTCAAGAACGATTGAGTCAATACGAGCCAATTCACCGAACTGGTTAACGTCTTGACGAGCAATGTTGAAATTATAGTTTGCACTCTGAACTCTGTCTAATTGATAGTGTTGACCACTTGTTGTTGAAGTGGCTGTTTGACTAACATAAAGACCTTCTGATTGATAAATTACTCTGTTTCTAGGCATAATATTTAGTTTATTAGTTTTACATTTTAAAAATTAAAATGAGAAATTATTTTTAGGATCTAGGATATCTCTGCTGATGTATTTCAAAATCAATAAATCCAATATATAAGTCATTAGCCAAAGTTTTTCGAGCCTTATCTGTAAGTTTGGATGTGATAACTTCATTAATAAAGAATAATGAGTTATTTTGATTTTGTGTT